AACCGATTGACAAAACTTGTTCTTGTTAAGACACAAAAAGAAGCTGTGATGACAGCACTTGAAGCAGGATACGAGCCTTCACCCGCTGACCTCAAAGCAGCTGGTGTAACCGATCCTTATCGCGTCGTGAATACACTACGCTACGAGCAAGGCGCGCCAATTTATCTTAATAACCGATACGACTCTCGCGGCTCTCGTGTTAGCCGCTACCGTTTGGGTACACCTAAGCAGCGCTCCTAGTAGTGCTAATTAGAAGGGTGGCTGGGTATTGTGGTGGTGCCCAGCCACCATTTATTTTTATTTACATTTGAATTAAATTAGTATATAATAGAACCATGACAAACCTATCAACTGAAACACTCGAAGTTCTTAAGAACTTTGCAAGTATTAATCCCAACCTTGTTGTGAAGGCCGGTGAGCCTCTTTCAACTATCGCTGAAGCTAAGAATGTTTTTGCCAAGGCAACAATCCCTGAGACATTTAAAAGTGACTTTGGCATTTACGATTTAAACGAATTCATTAACGTGGTGAACCTTGTTGGCGATCCTACTCTTGAGTTTAGTGATGAATCTGTTTTGCTTAAGAACGGCCGCAGTAAAGCTTCTTATCGTTTTGCTGATGCCAATATTCTTACTGCTCCAACAAGTCAAATCAACATGCCCGATGCTGATGTAAGCGTAACGGTTACTGCCGATCAACTTTCTCAAGTTCGTAAAGCTGCTGCTGTCCTTGGCCATTCGGTTGTTTCAATCGCTGGTAAAGACGGTGCTGTTAGCCTTAGTGTTACCGATAACAAAAACTCTTCGGCCAATACATTTGACATGGTGGTTGATGAAGACAATGATTGTAAGTCTGAGTTTGACTTTCAGTTTCTTATCTCTAACATCCGTGTAATTAACGGAGACTATTCAGTTGACGTAAGCTCTAAGTTTATCTCTCGCTGGGAAAACACTGCGGCTCCTATCGAATACTACATCGCCCTTGAAAAATCTTCAACATTTACAGCGTAATATATAAAACATGACAGAAGAACAAATCAATTCAACCGTTCCCGTACTTCTCACTGATGTTGCAACAGCAGCTCAAATTATTGATATTTGCTCAAAACGCGGTGCGTTTAAAGCTGAAGAACTAAGTGTTGTCGGGGATCTTTTTAAGCGTCTTGTTGTTCATCTTCCAACTCCCCCAGCTGAAGAAGTTGAAGAAGAAGACGAAGAATTAGACTCAAATCAACTCGAGTTCAACTTTGCTGAGTAAAATTTACGGGGGTATAGCTCAGTTGGTAGAGCACCTGCTTTGCAAGCAGGCGGTCAGGAGTTCAAATCTCCTTGCCTCCATTTAATTAAAACACATTATGAAAAAACAAATCACACAATCCCGAGCTTACGTCTGTAAGGTACCAAATCGAAAAGCTAGAACTTCTGCTTCTAGTGAATACTTTCAAGTGTTTATTGAGGACGGCGATCCTTTGCTATTTACTGCGGCGGAATTGGAAAAGGCAGCTAAGAGGGCTGAGAAAAATCCCGAAGATATTGTTCAGGTTTCTTTCGTTGATCCTTGTGACGAAGAGAGTTGTCAGTCTCAAGATCAGGGAATTATTAAGAAGCTCCTGGGCCTTTTTAAATCTTAAACTTTAAGGGCTTATAGCTCAGTGGTCAGAGCAGGGGACTCATAATCCCTTGGTCGTAGGTTCAAATGCTACCGGGCCCCTTACTAGGCATGACTCAGCAAATGCTTTTTGGAATAGGCGGAATGATCATTATACTATTTTGCCTTTTCGCACTGGTTGATCTTATGACAGATTGACCTTTACATAAACCCTTAATTTTGTTATAATAATATCATGAGTAAAAGTGAATTCTTATGGGTCGAGAAATATAGACCCAAGACTATTGACGAATGTGTTCTTACTAAAGATCTTAAAGACACGTTCAATGGAATCGTTAAAAGCGGAGAGCTGCATAACATGCTTCTTTCTGGAACCGCTGGCACTGGTAAAACAACCGTAGCCAAAGCGTTATGTAACGAGCTTGGATTAGATTGGATGCTAATCAATGGCTCGGAAGAAAGTGGTATCGACGTTCTTCGTAATAAGATTAAACAATTCGCAAGTACTGTTAGTCTTAGTGGAGGTATCAAGGTTATCATTCTTGATGAGGCTGATTACCTTAACGCACAAAGTACTCAACCCGCGCTTCGTGGATTTATCGAAGAGTTTAGTAATAACTGCCGATTCATTCTTACCTGCAACTTTAAGAATCGTCTTATCGAGCCTCTTCACAGCCGGTGCGCGGTTGTTGAGTTTAATACAAACAAGAAACAACTCGCCGGTCTTGCAAGCAAATTTATGGGCCGGCTGAAAGATATTCTTGACAAAGAAGGTATCACATATAACGAAAAGGTCATTGCCGAACTTATCATTCGTCATGCACCTGATTGGCGAAGGGTAATTGGTGAGTGTCAACGTTACAGCACCACCGGCGAGATTCCTGCAGCCATTCTTATTGGTAACAGCGATCAAAGCATTGCTGAAGTTATTACGCATCTTAAAGCAAAGGATTTTAAAAGTATGCGAGCATGGGTAGCAAATAACGCAACACTTGATAGCTCTTCTATTTTCCGTAAAGTATACGATGTGCTAAGCGATTATGCTGAGCCTGCAGGTGTTCCTTCTGCGGTTCTTGTTCTTGCAGACTATCAATATAAAGCAGCTTTCGTAGCTGATAAAGAACTTAATATGGTTGCGTGTCTTACCGAACTTATGGCAAACGTGGCGTGGAAGAAGTAAGATGTCTAAAAAAGAAAAGAAACTTTCGTTCTTTGATGTCGTATCAAACATCAATAGTGGCCCAACCGCAAAAGATATTCTTGAAGATGCAACCGCTTATAACGAAGAAGCTGTGGCGGCTGACTCACCTGAAAAGGCGTACATTCCTTTTATGATTAATCGGTCTCTTTCATATTTTCAAGATAGCATTTTGTTTGCCAATGAAATGAATCGGTATGCAAGCTTGCCTCCTCGTATGCAATATGACTTTTTAAGAAATACCGTTCGACCTCGCCGCCGGTTTAGTAAATGGTTTAAAGCTGTGCCTGACACAAAAGACGTTGAAGTTATTAAAGAACATTACGGCTATAGTTCTGAAAAGGCACGGGAAGTATTACCTTTGTTTACAGAACCAGCACTTGCCGATCTCCACAAGCTAATGGATAAAGGTGGCCGATAAAATTTTAAATATATAAACTATGAATGAAAATTTTCAAAATGATTACGTTGACTGGAAACCCGAGGATATGCTCGAGGTCTACTTAAACGAGCCTGATGATTTTTTAAAGGTAAAGGAAACCCTTTCACGAATTGGCGTTGCTTCTAAACGAGATGGAAACACTCTTTTTCAAAGCTGTCATATTTTGCACAAGCAAGGAAGGTATTTTATCCTACACTTTAAAGAGCTTTTTATGCTCGATGGAAAGCCTGCTGACTTTACTCTCGATGACCTGCGACGAAGGAATACAATTTCAATTTTGCTTTCCGACTGGGGACTAATTAGGTTAGCAAAGCGTGATTCAATAACCGAAATAACTGATCTTAAAAAGATTAAGATTATTTCGTTTAAAGAAAAGTCTAATTGGGTACTTAAAGAAAAATATACAATTGGTAATGTTAAAAAACAGTATAAATAACTTATAAATATAAATAGAATAACAACATTTTACTTATGAAAATTCACCCAATAGGAATAGCAGAAACCGCATCTCTTACAGCCGGTGCTACCACACTTAACAAGGCTCAGCAAGTGCTTGTTCAGAACACTCATTCTAGCGCTGGTCGTTACATTCACATTGAACAAGTGGATGCATCTCCAGCACGTATTGCATCATTTTACTTGCAGCCAAATCAAAGTGTTTTGATTCGTAAAGATTACGATGATGAAATCTTTGCTTCAACCGGCGCTGCTGGAACAGGTGCTGCAACTGACGTTCTGTTTACAAAGACAGCCTTTTACGCTTAATTGCGTAACCTATCCTTCGGGATAAAACAATTTTGATTGGCCAAGAAGGCCAGTCAATAGGAATGCCTTCGGGGTTCCGACTAACATAAACTCGCTTAATACAAGGAGAAAATAAATGACAGCATATAGTATTCCACGCTCGTGGACAGTAGGATTCGATCAG